CAATACAGCTATAGGTTTTTACGCATTGCAGGGTGCTACCACCGCAAACAGTAACACTGCGGTTGGCTATCAGGCGCTTTATAGTGCTACAACAAATGGATCAAATGTTGCAATCGGTAGAGATGCTATGTTGAACAACACATCGGGTACTGACAATACCTGTGTTGGTAATTCCGCAATGCGTGAGTCTACTGGTGGGGAGCGCAACACAGCTCTAGGTATTAACACGGCCCGTGCTATTACAACAGGTAATAATAATGTATGTGTAGGTCATTACTCAGGATTTGGTCTTACCACGGGTAGCAGCAATACATTAATTGGTTATGCTAATGGATACTCTGGTAATGGCCCAACCCAGCTAACAACAGGTTCGGGAAACATACTTATTGGAAATTCAAATGGTGTTTCTGCGTCAAGCGATAGTGCTTCTATTGTTATATCAACGAGCAGTAGTACTGGAAAAGGCACTAATACTGGATTTATAGTCCCAGGCGCTGGGGGTATGTACCAAGGAAATAACTCTTCAAGCTGGTCAACCACATCTGACCGTAGACTTAAAAAGAACATTACGGATAGCGCTGTTGGCCTTGCTGAGATTAACCAACTACAAGTACGCAACTTTGAGTATCGCACTGCGGATGAAATCACTGAACTTGATCCGATGAATGTTATTGAAAAGTCAGGCGTTCAAGTTGGTGTCATTGCGCAAGAGATACAAACAGTGTTGCCAGACTGCGTGAAGGAAGAAAGCACAGGCGTTCTATCTGTAGACCCTGACAACTTGACTTGGCACCTCGTCAAAGCAGTACAAGAATTAACCGCTAAAGTTGAAGCTCTTGAAGCACAACTGAACGCATAACATTAGTCAGAAAAGGAGAAAGACATGACTGATACACCAACTGCGGAAGAAATCGCACAGCACTACACAGCAATGGGTCACTCTGTTGACTTGCTAAACGCTGGGCAACCAGAGGGCATGGAAGATGCAGAATGGGCTGACACTGTGTCACGCAACGTAGAGCATCTACAGCTAATGGTTGCTAAAGACTTCTGGACTACAGAAGACATGACAGCGGTTAATGCAGCTATTGCAGCTAACTCATAAGGAACAGACAGATGGCGAAAGACGAAAAGAAAACCATCACGGTCAATGACGTAGAATACAACTTGGATGACTTTACAGCGGAGCAATCAGCAATGCTAAACCACATCCAAGACTTAGACCGTAAACTTAGCAACGCACAGTTTAACCTAGATCAGCTTATGGTTGGTCGTGAGGCGTTTGTGCAAAGGCTGGCGGCATCACTTGAGCAACCACAAGAGGTTGCAGCGGAGTAAAATATGTTTGGCTTCAACCCTATAGCAGCAGCACCGATTGCAGCAACGGACAAGGTAAGCTATGCCCTGTCTGCCACATACACTGGCAACGCAATTGTTATACCAACGCTGACTGCGTATGAGGATGAAACCTTTAGCGCACCAAACGTCTTAACGGGAACAGTTCGCATAGGCGATGGTGCGCTTACACAAGCACACGACTTATCTGCGCCAACAATAGACACAGGCAACGTAACAATTGCAGACGCTACGTTTGCGCAGGTACATACGCTTACAATCCCAGACATTACTTTCGGCGCACCAGATGTCGCCACTCTGACCGCGTTTGAAGATGAAACATTCTCAGCACCAAATTTAGACACTGGCGCGGTAGAAATTGGCACACTTACTGTTATTGAGGCCGAAACATTCGCTGCGCCTAACTTAGATACTGGCGTACCTGTTGTTGACACAACTGTTATAACGCAGCTTCACATACTTGCGGCACCAGAGTTACTAACTGGCATGGACGTTGGGCAGCTTCGGTTCCAGTGGATGGAGCAATACTTTGACGCAGAGATTTGGACAGAGCAAGCGGCGGCATCTGACATATGGACAGAGCAGAGCGTATCTAGTGAAACATGGACGGAAGCAGCGTGACATGCTATTGTGCAGCTAACAAAGGATTGAAACATGGCGATTAGCATTACCAAACCAACGGTCGGCGGCTCAGAGGATACTTGGGGGACGACAATCAACACTGCGTTGGATACGATTGTAGACGGCGTAAACGGTACGTCAGGAACAGTAGCACCTGATCTAAGCACGCTGACGATCAACGGAACAGACGTTACCGCGACAGCCGCAGAGATTAACTTGTTAGACGGGTCTGTCTCTAACACAGTAGTAAATAGCAAGGCTGTGGTTTATGGATCAGCAGGCCAAGTTCAAGCGACAACTGTTGACTTAGGTGATTGGACAATTACTCAGTCAGGCACAGAGCTACACTTTAGTTACGGTGGTGCGGTTCAATTCAAGCTAACAAGCACTGGTACATTACAAGCGAATGATGATGTTCAAGCAGAGGCATTCTAATGGCCTTACAAAGTTCTGGTAAGATTACGCTAAAAGAGATAGCGGCAGAGTTTGGCGGTGATGCGCCTCACGGCTTGAAAGAATATTATCGGGGCGGCGCTTATACCACTGGCAACAATACTAATGTTGCAGTGTCGCCAAATCTTATTGGCTTGAAGCAGTTTTATAGCGCAACCAACCAGTTTGAGTTTACCGTTTCAACAAGTCAGCAAGAAATGAACCTTGCGACATATGCAACGGCGCAGGGTTGGGATGGCACCGCCCCTGTTGTTATGACAGTGGCATCTGGCGTTTATCTTTGGTCTGACAATACATCTGTTGGTGGCCTAACAATCCCTAGCAGTATGAATGGCTTGGTTACAATTACAAATAACGGCTACATCATTGGTCGTGGCGGTGATGCTGGACAGGCGGGTGGCCCTGCCCTTGTTAATAATGCAACTGGTGTAATTCTAACCAATGCATCTGGCGCGTTTATAGCTGGCGGCGGTGGCGGTGGCGGTGGTCGCGGTGGCGGTGGTGCAGGCGGCGGTAACGGTGTTAGCGGTTATCGTGAAAGCCCACCTACATCTTATGCGGCGGGTGTTGGCGGTGCTATTGGGCAGAACGGTACAAATGGTGAAAGTGGCGCATACTCAGGTGGCTCATATAATGGTGCTGGTCTAGGTGGTGGTGCAGGCGGTGGTGGCGCGGGTGCTGAACCACGCACAGATGGCTATGCAGGGTACGGCGCATCAGGCGGTGGTGGTCGTGTATTGACTGTTAGTACATCATACGGACAGGGTGCCTTTGGTGGTCTTGGTGATGGCGGCACTGGTGGCTCTAACGGAAACGCAGGTAGCAACGGCACATATGGCGGTGGCGGTGGCGGCTGGGGCGCAGCAGGTGGTAATTCTGGCGGTGCAGGTGGTGCAGCTATTTCTGGTACTGCAATCGCTACATATACGAATAACGGCACAGTTTATGGATCAACGGCATGACATTAGTACCGCTAGACATACCCGCAGGCTTTTATCGAAACGGGACTGATATTGAGCAAGCAGGCCGTTGGCGCGATGGATCGTTGGTTCGCTGGCGCGACAACTCATTGCGGCCAATCGGTGGCTGGCGTGAGCGCAAAACATCGTTCTGCACAAACCCCGTGCGCGGTATGCACACATGGGAAACTCTTAACGGAAATGCTTATCTGGTTGGTGGGTCACATGATGCTTTAGTGATTATGACAGGCGGCGGCACACTTACAGACATAACGCCTACAGACCTAGCAACGGGCCGTGAAGATGCGGCAACGAATACAGGTTTTGGCGGTGGCTTTTACGGATATGGCTTTTATGGGCAACCTATTCAGTCATCAGAAAATAGCGTTCCTCAAGAGGCTACTACATGGTCGCTAGACAACTTTGGTGAGGACTTGGTTGCGTGTCACTACGATGATGGCCGCATTTTAATCTGGGATACATCATCCACGCCAACTACGGCTTCTGCGCTCACGAACGCGCCGACAAGTAATCTTGGTCTGGTCGTAACTGAAGAGCGCTTTATCTTTGCGTTAGGTGCAGGCGGAAACAGCCGGCTAGTGCAGTGGTGCGACTTTGAGGATAACACGATTTGGACGCCATCTACGACTAACCAGGCTGGGTCTCAGGAGCTTCAAACATCAGGTCAGATTATGTTAGGCATCAGAACCCGTGGGCAAACGCTGATAGTGACAGACGTAGACGCGCATGCAGCTCGATACTCAGGGCCGCCTTATATTTTCAACTTTCAGCGAGTTGGCACGTCATGCGGGGCAATATCTCGTAAGGCTGCGGCTGACGTTGATATGGGTGTTTTCTGGATGGGGCAACGCGGGTTCTTCCGTTTTGACGGTAACTCTGTTTCAGAAATACCTTGCGATGTTCACGATTATGTATTTGGCGATTTTAACGTAGCGCAGCAGTCAAAGGTTTGGGCGGTCGCAAATGGCCAATACGGTGAAATCTGGTGGTTCTACTGTTCTTCTAGTAGCACAGAAATAGATCGCTATGTAGCGTTTGACTACAAGGAAAACCACTGGCTAATCGGTGAACTATCCCGCACATCAGGTGTGCAGCGCGGCGTGTTCCGTTATCCATTTATGGCGGGCCATAACGCAGACAGCGATATTTACGACCATGAGGTTGGTGTAAACTTTGATGACGCTGTGACGTTTGCGGAGACAGGACCCATGAGTGTCGGTGCCGGGGAAAACATAACCAAAATTACAAAACTCCTGCCAGACGAAAAGACGCAGGGCGATGTTAGTATTACCTTTAAAACGCGTTTTTATCCCAACGAGGCGGACGTGACGCATGGCCCCTTTACTCCAGCTAATCCAACGTCTGTACGATTTTCTGGCAGACAGTTTAGGATGCGCGTTGAGGGTGAGCGCCTGACCGATTGGCGCGTTGGCACTATGCGGGTTGACGCAGTGGCCGGAGGGACGCGCTAATGCCAAGCCCGTCGCTTCCACCGATAGGCCCTGATCTCGCTCAGTGGGGTCGGCAGCTAACGCAATATTTGCAGACTAATCTGGCGAAGCTGGGATTTAAGGCGACTATAGACAGCCCAGCGGAAAACGGCGTCTTGCTTTGGGACGACGTCAACGGCTACCCTGTGGTGTCTAAGGGCGGCGCGTTCGTTCAGGTCGTCTTAGAGGATGGCCACGCATCGCTGTACCGCACAACGGACGTCACAGCGGCCGCGGTAAACACCGCATACGCTATCCAGTATGACGCGCCGACGGGCAACGAGGGAATAACGCTAGACGGCACGGACGCCACGAAAATCGTATTTGCGAATGCTGGCGAATATCTACTGACGTTCTCAGCGCAGATATCGTCAACGTCGTCTAGCACGGTAAAATTTTACTTTTGGCCAAGGCTGAATGGCACCGACGCGACCAATAACACCATCGTTTACTCACTACACCAAAACGACGCGACGCAAGTGGTGTCGCGTGCGGCTAAGTTTGACGTCAGCGCGGGTGACTATTTACAGGTCATGTGGGCAGTGGACAGCACGTCTGGCTATTTGGAAGCGATAGGCGCCACCGCGTTTTCCCCGGCGGCACCAGCAACCACGCTCCACATAACGCGCTTACATG